GACTTGACCGACGAAAGTTTCGGTTGAAGTATCAATAAGGGGATTGGAACCAACAATACCAGTACCAGAAAGCTTTCTAGCTGTGGTATATGCTTCGTCAGAGTAAGCGCTAATTGCTTCCTGAAGAACAAAATTGTCGGCACCAGCAACGTTAACACGAACAGTCATTTTATTATCCTAGATAGCTAGGAAGGTTATTTTCTCAATTTGCCTTCTCTAGCGAGTTTCAAAACTTCGTCTTGCGGTAATTCGAAAATAGACTTTCCGGACATACCACTCGAAGAATCTTTAACCTTCGTTGTCGAACTGCCAGAACCAGAAGATACTTTAGGTTTCAGCAAGAAAGCATTGTTTTCATCATCTGCAAATTGCTTTACAAAGTCTTTAAGAGATACACCCGATTTGTGTCTCCAAATTCCTTTGTCATCTTGGGCGAGTTGATCTACAATTTCACGATATGCCATACTGAAGGCATTTTCATTTTTGAAAGAGTAAGTACTTAGCGCATTTTTGAGGTCCATGTCGCGTGTTAGTTCTACGACACGTTTTTCATATGCAGCTCTCTGTGCCTTTTCTTCTGCAAGTTGCAGTTCAAGTGCTTCTTTATGCTTACCATCCTCTTGAAGTCGCTTGATCTCTTCTTGTTTCTTAGCTTGCTCAATCTCAGCAGCTTTGCGCAAAGCTTCATCTCTGACGCTGTATGCTTTGTCGAGTTTTAGCTTAATATCCTTAAGAGCTTCTTGAACACGTGATTCTATAAGTTTCTCAACAGGGTCTGCTGAGCCTGTTGCAGTGTCCTTGTTAGTCTCGGTTGTGCTCTTGTCAGATGAAGAGTCATCGACGTTGTTTTGATCTTCTTGATTTGTATCAGTTGACATTTTGTTTCCTTGAGTACGACTCATTTAATAAAGATACAATCTTTATTTTAAAATCAGATGTTATCTGTGGAGATTCTCACCTGGGTTAATCTAACGGGATTTGGCTTAGCCAACACCGTACCATCCATAGTCATTGGAAAAGCCTTTAGGAATTTCCTTTAAAATATCTTTTCTATTCAGTATGTCTTTTTCATTTAAAATTTTATCACCAACTCTAGATTTTCCTGGAATAGGTATTAAACCTTTTTCGATAGCTTCTTCAAGATACTTATCATACAACTCCTTAGGCAAGCCTCTGGCTTTCATTTCATCTAGAGTCATCTTGATAACATTCCTATCTAATACATCTGCATAAATCTCTTTCAAGGCTGACCTTGCAGTAAGCATGTCTGCGGCATTAGTAAAGAAAGCATCATGAATAGTAGAAGTTGTAACACCTGTTTTCTTGCCCCAAAGATGAAACTTTTTAACAATTACAGCATCATTAGAGTGATTGCCATTAACTGCGAATGCTGTTCTTGCACGCGTAAAATCAGCAATGTCATTAATCTTTCCTGACTTGTTAATCAGCGTATCTACCCACGATATCTCGGTTTTCTGCGGTAATTGAAGTATATTAGTAGTCCAGTTACCGTATTTATCCTTATAAACAAGCCGTTCTTCAAAAGACTGTGTAAAATTTTGTTCAATAATTTTTCCATCAAAATTTACCCAAGGAACGTTAGTCCAGCTTTTAGGTAATTTATTTGCCTTAAAAACTTCAAACCCACTGAGGGAAACTTCTTTAGCTAAAGCACCTTTTTCAATATCAATTGTTGGAACAACAACTTCAGTCTTAAAGTACTTAGCTCCAGTCCTACGGTATTCAGGAGAGTCTACACCAAAAATCAGCTGCGCTAAGTTACCATTAGGCTCCCAAAATCCGAATCTTTTAAGAATCTTTTCTGAAACAGGTTCTCCAGCTTTTATTCCTAACAATCTGCTTATATTATCAGGTAACACATAACCTTTTTTCTTAGTGCCGACAAGCTGTGTTTTTGCAATGGATTCCCAGTCAAAATTACTGCCTGAAGGTTTTGCATTTGCCAAATAATCTTCGGCTAGCCTGCCAAAATACCTGGTAAAATCTTTAAGTATAGGGACTTGCTCTGATAAGTATTCACTCATGATTCTAGCAATTGCTTTAAAATCATCAGGTGTAACTACTCTCTCGTACGACTGAGATAGCTTTTCTACAAGTTCTTTTGTTTTAGGTTCTAGAAAATAAAGCTGGTCTAAAATTTCATCGCCAGGATCTAAGCCTTTATTAAAAATGTCTCTGACATTTTGTCGTAATTGTCGAAGTTCCTCGGCAGTTTCTGGATCAAATTTTTCGTATCTTGCAATTCTTGCAGAAATCTCATTAAGAACTACATCTCTTTCAGAAGCCTTGACCACTAAAACATTCTCTTGCTTATCTAAAACCTTAGACAGTTTACCTTCTACATTTAGGCCGCTGGTTTTTTCACCAGCACCGTAAAAGGTCACCATGTTTTGTGTAATGTTAAGCTACATTCGTTATTTGTAGCTGTTATTCATAGTAGTACTCTGGGTGTATTGCACTTTTGCAATATCTAGAAATTAAAGGGTGTGAAATCATATGTGCTTTAGCTGCTTCTCGAACTGAGCCAAATCTGCCTAGTGGTGTAATAACAGCCTTAGAGCGTGGATGAAGGTCGCCTGTCTTACCTTTCATATACATTGGATGTTTTTCGTCTGAAAACATAAATGCATTAGAAGACTTCATCTCATCATATTTTTTAGCCCATTGCTCAGTTGCCGACTCTTTGGCCAGCTTCCTGTATTTAGGCAATTTCATATGATTGTTCATACTAAAAGCTTTCTTTGCAGCTTCGTACGTATGGCTTGTTATACGACCTCTTTCAGGCCTTCGATAAGTATCGCACATTCCATAGAAAGCTCTAGCGGTCATATCACACTTATGTATTTTAAATAACAACCAATGTGCAATTAAATGCGCTCTAGCCGACAAATAAATCAAATTTTCTGGAGAGTCATCTCCACCTTTTGATTTTGGAATTATATGATGTCGTTCTGAATACCCTTTAGGTTTCTCTTCAGTGCCATGCTTTAAAAGCAAGTTTACGTAAAGATTCTGATATTCCATTCCAGTTCCTATCTATAAATAACCTGCATGTTCCCATGCAGACCAGACTATATCTTCACCTTTCGGTGTCGGGCGTTTCGAATGGACTTCCATTCTACGGATTTCATCTCCCTTACGGGCGGTATATCCTAGTCGTTGAACCTTCAAAGAGATTTCTCTCTAAGCTTGGCTGCTGATTGGCCGGCAGGCTGTTCCAGCAATTAACCCGATTTTACAAGGCCCAATTTAAGCCTTAGAAGCTTTTCTCAAATCTTTTTCATTTAATCCTAATTTTTGATTAAGCTCTCTGAACCTAGGATCATTATAAGTTAATGCTGCAATTTCGTCATACAAACGTTTCTTTTGGTTTGTAGGAACTACATTGCTTAACTCTGCTAGCTGTTTGTTACGAGTTGTTAAAGCAATAATCTGAGCGCCAGAAGATGAAGCATCTTGTTCCAAAGCTAGCGCTGTTTTGTAATCACGAAGCCTTTGAAGGTTTTTAACTGAATACTTCGAACCGAGACTGTCAGTTGCTAAGTAATTATCAATTTTAGCAGTCTCTAACGCAAAACGCAAAAACTTATTAAGTTCTTCGCCATCAATTTTTTGAAATATTTCAGATTCTAAAATAGCACGAATATCTGCTGGTTTCTTCCTAAGCATGTGATTGCCAATGCGAACAAGCTCAGGACGCCACTTTTCTGCTATCTTCTGTCTTCCTGTGATTGATAGAGAATTAAACTTTCCCTCAAAGTAATCGCTAAGTCCTCCTAAGAAAGATCCGATCTGATCTTGAAAGTTCTCAAAATCTTCTGGACTAAAGTTCTTAGCTACATCCGTATTTAAAAAGGGTCTAAATGTTTCACCAGACTGAGGACCGATTAAACCACGATCATAAATACGTGCTCGATGATCAATAAAAGGGTGATTACTAAAAGCCTTGTCATCTTTACGAAGCCATTCCATAGTCTTGAAACGTTCATAAGCGTCGCCACGACTGGAAATGTATTTTCGATATTCATTCAAATCATTATACTTTTTGGCTTGACCTTTGTCGTCTTCAAAATATAATAATTTTTGTGTAAAATCAAAATAGTCTTCGTCAATTTTATACTTAGCTTTGGAAGCCCAATTCAAAGCATCAACTAGATTTTTGTCTACAAATTCTTCAGGAAAATCACTGAAGCTGCTGGTTGATGTAATTGGAATTCTTGTATCTTCTAATCCTAAAATTCCTCTATCAATGAAATATGTTTTGTAGCCTTCTCTAAATAGAAGTCTATTTTTATCTTCTGTTACAGAAACTCGAAGACCGAGTTCAACTTTTCTATTTAGCTTAGCGTACTCTTGAATTCTAGGATCTACAATTCTAATGTTATAGGATAACGCATCATAGTACGGACCAAAATATTGACCGCTTAGTCTGCTTTTCATTCTTCTCTTTTGAACACCAAAAGTTTCAACTTCAAAGAATTTCTTGACATTTTTAGCTTCTAAGAGTTTCATGCCAAGCTCATACCATTGACGTCGATTTCCATTAAAATTTGCAAGATTGTAAAGGTCTCTGCCTAACGAAACCGCAAAACTGTCTCTATCAGGGGAGTCTGCTAAACTTAACCTATGCGCAAATTTCAAATAAAACTGTTGTAAATTTCGATCAGTAACTCGTCCAAGTATCTTAGCAGGTATCTTGTAATCAAATACTGTTCTTAATTCTTGCGCAATTTTAGGAGCTGTCTTATCTTCCCACTTATTTCTTGCAAGAATATTAGAAATGAAATCATCATGAAGCTCCTGTAACTGTGTAGGACCTAAAACAGGATCTAAGTAGTTATCCTGAAGTAGCTTCTTTAAAACATCAGAATCCTTTCGAATTTGAGTTTCAATAGCATCCGAAACGTTCATTACATCAAACTTTATTTGACCTTGAACTACCGCTTTAAAATTTGTCCAGGGCTCTTTGTTGTCTCTGTATCTGCTAAAGATAATTCGAAGAT